AGTGAGTGATTTAGTTTCTATGGGATATGATAGAAAACTTATTGAAGATAATGCAGGCATGATTGATGGCGATATTGATGAAGAAAGACAAAGACGTTTTGAAGATCTAGAAAGTCAGTCAGGAACAGATCCAGTTGATCCATCTCAGCATGAAGTTGTAGTTCACGATATTACAATGAAGGTTGATTATGATGATGATGGTGTTGCCGAGATGCGAAGGATTTTATCTATTGGCGATGGCGGAGATGTAATTTTAGAAAATGACGTTGTGGATTTTATTCCTTTTGCAGTTATTTCTCCGATATTAATGCCCCATAGATTAGTCGGAAGATCTTTATTTGATTTAACTCAAGATTTGCAAACAATAAAATCAACTTTATTGAGGCAGTATTTAGATAGCACATATCATTCAGTATTACCGAGAATGGTGGCTGTCGAAGGTCAGGTTAATCTTGATGATCTTTTAGATGGTACGGCAGGGGGTATCATAAGAACTAGGCAGGCAGGGGCAGTGCAACAATTGTCAACAAGTGGTGTTGGCGGAGAAATACAACCTTTGATGCAATATTTGGATCAGGTTAAGACTTCAAGAACTGGAATTTCAGAGGCTTCTCAGGGATTAGATCCTTCTGTTTTGCAAAGCACGACTGCTCAAGCTGTATCAGCTACAGTTAGAGGTTCACAGCAAAAATTAGAAAGTTATGCAAGAACGATTGCGGAAACTGGAGTTAAGGATTTATTTAAGGGCATATTGCACCTTATCTCCACATATCAGCAACAAGAACGAATTGTGAGACTTAGAAACGAATTTATTGCAGTAGATCCGAGAGAAAGTGATAGCGGTTTTGATGTAATTGTTAATGTGGGGTTAGGTACAGCCGATGACGAACAAAAAATCAGTTTTCTCCAAGCTATTGCTCAAAAGCAAGAAACTATTCTTCAAACTTTGGGAGCAGATAATCCGATTTGCAATGCTAGTCAATACGTTAATACCTTACGACAAATTACCGAGATTGGCGGATTTAAGGATGCAAATCAGTTCTTTAATCCCCCTCAAGTTGTGCAAATGCAAATCCAACAACAACAACAGCAACAGCAAACGCAAGGGCAAGAAAATCCAGTAATGCAGGCTGAGATGCAGAAAGTTCAGGCTGAAATTGAAGCTAAGAAGATGAAGTTAGAAGCAGATATACAATTAGCTAGAGAAAAAGCCAGTGCTGACATTCAGCTTGCTAGAGAAAAGATGCAGGCAGAATTAGAGATGCGAAGGCAGGAATTAAGTATGGAAGCTGAATTAAGGGTAGCTAAGGCGGTTACAGATGCAGAAATCTCAACCAATTTACCGAGAGCATAATTATTTAGGCGATATTTTATTTTTGTTGGCACATTCACAAATGCACCATCATTTTAAAATGCACAAAATTAAAAAAATTTTTTTACCGCCAGTTAATTTAGGTCAGTACCGAATATTTTATATGAACTCAAAGCCGAGTGGTTTTTGTACTTGGGCATGGGTATCTGATGAAGTTTTAGAAAAATTGCAAAAGGGCAACTCAATTATTGAGGCTAAAGATTGGCAGTCAGGCAATAATTTATGGTTTGCTGATTGGGTAAGTCCTTTTGGTCGAACTAGAGAAATGGTTCGGTCAATGAGGGATTTTGTAACTAAGAATTTTGGCACAAATGTAAAAGGTCAGTGGATAAGATCATCAAAAGGAAAAAAAGGTTATGCGTTTTCAAATAAAGAAAATACTTGAAGGATATGATCCTGCCGAACTAATTGAGCAGTCTATGTATTGTTTTGGATCTGACGATAGCGGTGGCGGTGGTGGCGGAGACAGTAGTTCTATGGGTTTGGATGATGATGTATCTGCTCAGGCTAGTGTAACAGACACTTCAAGCAATGATGACAGTTCAAATAATCAAGAAAACTTTAATAACACTACTAATTTTAGTTATCCAAACGCACAAAATTTTAGCACTAATTTAACAAATGTACCTGATATTGGACTTGATGCTTTTGGTGGTATTGGTGGAGCAATGTCCAATCAGTCAACCGCAGGAATACAATCTGCATTAGGAGATATGGCAGGCGGTAGTTTGACTGAATATGATCCTACTACTGGACAAACAATAAGTTATTCGCCAACGCAAGTTCCTGATTTAGAACTTATGCCAAAAGTACCATATGATATTTTTAATATGCAGGGGCAAGTTAACGAGATTTTAGAAGATAGAGATAAGCAAGGATTATATACGCAAGTTACAAGAGATGAATTAGGAAATGTAACTGGTGCTTTTAACAATGCTCCGATGTTTGGTTTAGGCTTTCTTCCAAATGTTAGAACTTATACTGGACTAGATCAAAATCCTTATAATGAAGATAGGAGATTTATGGATAGTGGCAATGATGAGCAAGTTGTCGCACCAACAAGAAATCCAGTTAGCGGACAACCAGTTTGTCCTGATGGTTATAGGTTTGATGACGATTTGCAGGCTTGCAGGCTAGATACTTCAAGACCAAGCAATCCAAACAACCCAAATCCATTTCCTTCAGGAGATGCGTATTATAGAGCAACAAGTCTAGACAATGCTCCGATGAATGTTCCGAGTGGTTTTGACTTTAATAAGGCTAATCATGATTTTGTAAGTCAATTTGCATACCGCCCTGCTAATTTTACAAATCAAATGAATTTAAGTGGATTTACTCCATTTAAGAGATCTTGATGCGAGAGGGAAAAGTAAGAGAAGAATTTGAAAAAGGAAATAAAGCTGACATTTTATTAAAAAATGAAGTTTTTTTAGAAATTTTTGAAAATTTAGAAAATCAGTTTTTAGATGCGTGGAAAAACTCATCCTTAAAAGATGCTCAGGAAAGAGAACGCATTTACTATCTTTATCAATCTTTGAAGGCACTAAAATCAGGAATTGAGAATGTTAGTGCAAATGGAAGGTTGGCGAAGGCTCAACTAGATAAAATAATAGCAAACAACTAAAAGGAAAACTTATGGACAATGTAAACTCGAAAGAGATCGGATCTATAACAGTAAACCAAGCAATTGACCAATTACTGCCCTTTGAGGAAGCAAAAGCTAACCCTCAAGAAGAGGCAATAACCGAGCCAGTAGAAGAAGAGGCTCAAGTATCAGAAACCGAAGAGCAAGAGGAAGTCTTAGAAGATAACTCCGATGAAAGCGAAGAAGTAGAAGATGCAACTTTTGAGGAAGATGAACAAGAAGAGGTTGAAGAAGAAGTCCAACTCTACAAAATCAAAGTTGATGGCGAAGAGGAAGAGGTAACTTTGGATGAAGCCTTAAATGGTCATATGAGACAAAAGAAATTTCACAAAGAACTAAATGACTTGCATAGTAAACGTAAATCGTTTGAGGCAGAAAGTGCTGAAACGAAGCGATTGCGAGATCAGTATTCTTTAGGACTTCAGCAATTAAGCCAAGCATTACAAGTGCCTGAGCCTAATTGGGAAGAACTGCGAAGAACTAAGACCAATGATGAGTTTGCAAGTATTCACGCAGAATACCAAATTCAACAAAATAATTTAGCGAAAGTACAGCAACAACAACAAGTAATAAAATCTCAACAAGAGGCAGAACATCAAGAGAAATATCAAAATCATTTAAAAGCTGAGTTTGACACAATGCTTGATAGAATTCCTGCTTGGAGAGATGAGAAAGTTAGAGATGCTGAAAGATCAAAAGTGATCTCATATGCTAAATCCAACATGGGTTATACTGACGATGAAATTGCTCAGGCGAGTGATCATCGTGCAATTGTAACTTTGAGGAAGGCAATGCTGTATGATGAGTTAATGGCAGGCAAAACCAAAGCCAAAAAGAAGGTTAAGGATGCCCCCAAAATGGTTAGAGCAGGAACTCCTAAAACAAAATCTGAAGTTGTATCAAAGCGTAATTCAGACATGATGAAACGCTTCAATAATAACAGCACAATAGAGAGTGCTGTCGAACTACTTTTAAACAAATCAGCCTAAAAGGAGAAACTTAAATGGCAACTTTAACAACCGCAAATCAGACTGGCGAAAGAGAGCAGTTAGCGGACATTAAGTAAATAGTGTCCTTTCAGAGCAATCTGTCAAAATAAACTATGTGAACTCAGGGAAACTCTAAACGTAAAGACGTAGACAATCCTGATCCAAGCCTGATTTATCAGGAAGGTGCAACGACTATTCCGAAAGGAAGTACACTAGAAGTCTAGTGGAAGTGCATAGATCCTACATTGTAGGAATAAGATATAGTCTGATCTTATAGGAAACTATAAGCTGATCGAAAGATCGGTCTGAGATTAACGAACTCAGGCGAACACAATGTATTTATAAAATCGATAGTGATGAAACACCAATTTTTTCACTAGCAAAAAAAGAAACAGTGAATGGAACTTTGGTTCAGTGGAGTGTTCAAGAATTAGCTTCCGCAGGACAAAACAGTCTTTCTGAAGGTGCAGATGCTTCATATGCAACACCTACAGCAACGACAATCCTTAATAATCACACTCAAATAAGTGGAAAAGATTTTGCAATCTCAGGAACTTTAGAAAGTGTCGATAAAGCAGGAAGAGCAAAAGAAAGTGCGTTAACTATACACTGAAATAGCGTACTATAAATTGGGAGAATTTCTGGGAAGCCTAAGTTGAAAGATAAGGTAATCAGAAGCCGAGCCTCAGTAGAGGAAGGTTCAACGACTATCCGCAAGGAGTACACTCAAGCGAGTGGAAGCACCCAACACTTTTCTTTAAAAGTGATGATATAGTCTGATCTATATAGAAATATATAGCAGATCGAAAGATCGGTTCTAGTCTAGCGAACTAGAGTGAACACAAAATGACCAATCAGTGTTGAAAGGACTTGAGTTAAGAAGAGACATCGAGAAGATTGTCGGAGATCTTAACGTAGCAAAGTCAGGCTCAGAGCCTCGTAAGTCAGCGACTTTAGTAACATGGATGACAAATGGAGATGCTTCTCCTTCTGACATTTCATTTGGAACTGGAGATGGATCTGATGTTGCAGATTTAACTGGAACTGAAGCACCTTTGACTTTAGCAAAAATCGACAATGCTGTAACACAAGCATGGAACGATGGCGGAAAGCCAAGAGTTTTAGTTTGTGATGCAACAAATAAAGCTAATATTTCTGACTTATCTCAGGCAGGAACAAATCTAGTAACTAATCAGGTCAACACAACTGCAAGTTCTGCTCCTGCATTTGTTGGATCTGTATCAGTTTATTTAACTGATTATGGAACATTAGATTTAACTCCATCAAGATTTATGAGTAATGACAAGTTATTCATTATTGATCCTGACCATATTAAGATCGGAACTCTTAATGGAAGAAACTTCTCCAAGACACAACTTGCACAAACTGGAGATGCAATTAAAGAACAAATCATATGCGAATGGGTATTGATGCCAACTGCACCAAAAGCACATTCCGCAGTTATTGGTTTATCAGGTGCATAAAAACTAAATATAAAGGGGCGATTAATTTCGCCCTTTTTTATAATTTTTTTGATTTTTTTAAGGAAAGATAATGTCGAGATTATTATCAAGAAATCCATTTTCACAAAAAGAAACTTTTTGGCATGACAATAATGATGGCACTTACACCATCGAAACAAAGCAACATATTAAAGAAGTTTTGGATGCCAACAAAAGAAAAGCCAATGATTTTGAAAAAGGATCAATGATGGGTAATACTCAGAAACACTGGCAACATATAGCTGAAATTCCTAATAATTTATATTTAGAATTATCTAAAAAATTTGGAGATCCAAAAGATAACCCTGAAGCCTCTAAGAAATGGAGACAATGGTTAAATGATCCTGACAATAGATTTTTCAGAACTGGCGGAGGCTCAATGTGAGTATATCAACATATGCTGAGTTAAAATCTGCGGTGGCGAACTTTTTAGCAAGAACTGATTTAACTGATCAAATTCCTAATTTTATTCAGTTAGCAGAAGCAAGATTATCTAGAGAATTAGAGACTAGAGATCAGGAAAAAAGAGCAACTGCAACTTTAACAAGTGGCGATGAATTTATAGCTTTACCAACTGATATGAGAGAAATCAGGGAGATAAAATTAAATACATCTCCTAATGTAGTTTTAGAATATAAAAGTCC